CACTTCTCATTTCATGAACCAGCAAACACAACAACCAGTCGACTACTCTTTCATCCTTCAACAATGGCTTCAGGACGTGGACGAGGATGGTGCTTCACTCTCAACAACTACACCGAGTCCGAAGTCCTCGCGTTGGTCGCCGCGCCATTCAAGTACCTCATCTACGGAAAGGAGATGGGAGATAGTGGAACCCCACATCTCCAGGGCTACATTCACTTCGTGGACGCCAAGACACGTGGACAAGCCAAGCGTCTCATCGGACCACGCTACCACCTGGAGTCGCGTAAAGGCTCTCTGGAGCAAGCCATCGAGTACTGCAAGAAGGATGGAGACTTTCACGAATTCGGGACCAAGCCCTTCACGGCTAAGGAAAAGGGACAAAGTGAGAAGGATCGTTGGTCGGCTATTCTCCGATTGGCCAATGCGGGTGATCTCCAGGCGCTCAAGTCGGAATACCCACGCGAGTGGCTCCAGTTTGGTCCACGTCTACTGTCCCAATACGAGCCCTCGACAAAGCCTCTCGATGGGGAGCTTTGCCACGAATGGTGGGTCGGTGCTACCGGGACTGGGAAGTCCAGACTCGTGTGGGAGCTATACCCCCAGCACTTCGCCAAGGGGCTCAACAAGTGGTGGGATGGCTATGCCTTCCAGGACGTTGTTGTTATCGAGGAATGGGCTCCACGCAATGAGTGCACCGCTTCTTTTCTCAAGAAGTGGGCCGATCGCTACGCATTCCCAGTGGAAGTTAAGGGAGCTATGCTCCCAAACATCCGCCCCAAGAAGATAATCGTGTTGTCGAACTACACGATCGAGCAGTGCTTCCCGCAGAAGGAAGACTGCGACCCTCTGCTGCGCAGATTCAAGGTCATCAACTTTCCGGGTGGAAAGTTCCACGCTACCGCGCGTAGAGACAACTACAAGCAGTATGCGGGAGACACTGCGAGTCCGGACATCCAGCCCCCCATTCAAGATCCGTCGATCGTATCCGACGACGCCGAAGACTCTGGGGGGTATCTGTCCGATCTGGAGAACTACTCAAGCCTGTTCTCAACCGATCCACGTCTCTGGGGGCTTGACAGTGTCCCTGAGACGTTCGAGCCATAGGGGATGGGTGATCTTGCTACTCTATAACGAGCAGCTGCTTTTCTTTTCTAGATATTGCATTCCAATCCACTCCAACCGTTGCACTTCTTTTGTTTTATCATAGGGGATCTGTGAGGGCACCGCTACGCGGTGCTATTACTATATTACATTCGAGGCGTCGGAATGTCATCCGCCGTACGCGCCGCGCCCTTCGCTTCGCTTCGGGGCTCTCTACCGGCTCACAGGTTTGTGTTAGGCCAATATATTCGGCCTTGTCCGACATACGTCGGTTCGACCATAACGGTCTCAGTCCATACGGACGAGTTTTTAAGTTAAAGGGTAAAGGAAAGGGGGTATTTGCCAAGCAAAAGGTAAAGGCTCGCTTCGCTCGCTATTAGAAAGTTAATACCAGTTGAACATATGTAGGGGTAGGGTATACACTTCAACTGTATAAGACTATTCCGCAAAGCAGAACAGTGTATAAGAAAGCTCACTTTCGAACAAGCAACCAACTACTCAAGTGCCTCCAACAGTGATGAACAATGGACCCAACGTCAATCGCTCTGCTGACAGCAGCGACCGCGATCATCGTTTTGCCGATCATCAACAAGAACAACCGCGTCAAGCCGGTGCTCTGGGAAAGCGTCCCGCTCCACCAACGCCCGTCATGGACACGAAGAGACAGGCGCGTCACTCCAATGTAGTGCGCGACACCGTCACCACGATCATGGACTCCTACTTCCTGGAGGAGAACAACCTGCTCATGGACGACAACAAGGAACTCGTTGCCACGCAAGACACTCTGGTCAAGGCCAACCGCCGTCTACTGCGTCGACTTGAGCTTGCTGAGCACCAACTCGAAGCCGCGCACCGCTACAGTGCGTTGGTCGAGCTTTGGGTGCCGCAAGTCCAAGTCATGTTCGCGATGGACTTCCAGGACATGCGCGAGATACAAGCCATTCAGAGAGAGGAGCTGGAACAACAGCTAGCTGAGATGGACAACGAAACGGATGAAGATAGCGAATAAAGAGTATAACTCTTCAATACATGTATTACTTCTTCTTAACAGCATGACCACGGCCTGTGCCTTTATTAGCCATGCTTGAAGCAGAACTACCAGAACTTGACTGCCCAAAAATGGACAGCAACAAACGACGAGCGAACGACGAAGTACGCTTCTTACTCCTGTCAGGAGCATCAACAGTATACTGTTGCTTAGCATCTGGATTAGATCCAGATCCAGAATCGCCACCTGTTGTAACAGGTGTTAACGTTGCCGTATCAGTTGGTTGAGGGGCAGGCTGAGCTGGTTGCGGAACAGGTGCATCATCAGTTACAGTAGGGAATTGATCATCCCCTCTGCCAGGATCATAAATCCCAGGAATATGTGCACCTTCAATCTGAGCACCATTCGGTGTCTGAATTGACCAGGCAGCCCCAATATTATTAGGTCTAACCTGGATTAGAGAATCGTCATTATAATCCTCAATCATGCGGACGAGTGTATCGTAATTAGACCCATCACGGTCAAACTCCTCTACATCGTTCGCAATAGCACCAGCAGCCAATGAATCGTCTAAACGACGCATTTTACCACCTTCCCTCATACCATACACAGTTGTACGGGAACCAGGTCCCATATCAACATCTGTATCAACAACTTGATCAACATCCATTGCCTCAGGAGGCATTGAGGCAATAGCCTCTGAGTCTTGACGGATGTCACGCCAATCATCGGCCATACGTTCGAATGACCGTACCTGATCACTATATCTGTGACCAGGTGGCAACTCATACATACGTCTAAAATTATCAGGAATATCACCATATGCTACAAGCATACGGTTACGTCGAGCTTCATTCAAACGTGATCTTGCACGACCACGTTGATATTCAGATCGAACACGCTGTCGAACTGATAAATCCAATGTCCCACCAGAATTAGGAACAGTTCCCTGATATGGAACAATAGATTGCTCATATACAGGGTCAATATCCATTGGTTCTGGGACATCAGAAAGCGTATTGACTATCTATCAACCACGATAAGGAACAATTTGGTTAGCACCACGTCCAAGAAAATATGCACCAAGAGCTGCCACAGCATTCTGCGCGGCACTCTGACCGTAGCTATAAGCATACTCAGAAGCTCCGGCATAGGACCGTGACACCAAATCATTCGCCATAGTGGCAAGACGCTGCTGGGCATTATTTACATAATTACCACTTGCGTCAATCATACCTTCAAGAAAGCCAGCAGGCATATGTGTAGAAACATTCGTAGCACGTTCCATCTGTCGAGAATCATTCGAAGCAGCTGGCGAAGTGCCAATACTTGAAGATACACTCGGAATAGTTTCCAAGTGAAGAGAACTCTCAATACTAATAGGCTGAGAGCTCAACACAGCACCAGTAACCGCAATCATAATGGGGGCCCATCCAGAATGATGTAGCGTTGTGTGTGTAGTCGTACCATCAACAGGTGATGCTGGTCCGACATAACGATACGCATTTTCATCCAAAATCTTAGCTACAACCTTCAACGGACGTTGAGTAAGTGTAGCCAATGGATAGCGTTTATAAAACGGAGAATTCTGCATATCAGAAATGGACGTAGGATACGACCATGTAGATGCGCCTTGATCATTAATAGGCGCAAGACAAATGTGAATAAATCCAGTCACATTGTTCGGTGATTGGGCACACGAAATACGTGCGCCAAACGCAACAGGGCGAACAAGAATATTGTTCGAAACAACTGTGCTATTCTTTGAACTATTGGCAGTGCCACCAAATGCGGCAGTCCAAGTCCAAGAAGTAGCAGAAGCAACAGTAGCAGGATTAACCTGCGTAGCAGTTACAAACGGACGTAGAACAGTCACATTGGAGCCATATGTTGCACCAACGGACATATCCCACGAATCTTCAACAATAGCAGTTGCAGAAGGTTGCGTATTCGAATCAGGAATCTTAGCACCAGCCACCTTATCACTAAAAGGATCCAGCTGTGCAAGAACAAACTTCGAAATCACAGGTTTCGCACGACGAGACGTGCGACGTCGCGCTGGTGCGCGAGAACGCGAACGAGAATAGCTCTTTCGTCGCCGCTTAATAGGCGAGCGACGCCGCGAAGTCTTCCGTCTGTATGCCATAGCTATCGTCACACAGCCAAAGACTAAATGAAACAAACCAAACAAAAAACAGAAGAAAGAAAAAAGAAAGAAGCCAGCAGTTCCACATCTTCAACGTTGAACTTGAATCTACACACGTAGTGTGTAAGAAACTGGCTCTCCATACTAAAAGTAAATGTAAGTGTGCGTTTACACTTGCACACTAGGTCGGGGTAATACTAGAGGGCTACGCCCTCTTCCCGACCTAAAGCCGAGCTGGTTTGCTCACTTCTCATTTCATGAACCAGCAAACACAACAACCAGTCGACTACTCTTTCATCCTTCAACAATGGCTTCAGGACGTGGACGAGGATGGTGCTTCACTCTCAACAACTACACCGAGTCCG